CACGCCCGGTTGCATAACCGAAAATCGGAACTATTTAGCTTTCGCGACCACTGTGCGAATGCCTGTCAACAATGATGTCTCCATCACGTCACTACGACACCCTCTAGTATCCATGCAGTCCTCTCCAGTTACCCGAAGTAGGAATCGTTCGTTTCCTAGAACGTACCCTCCGTTGAACGAATCAACTGACGCTGGCACGGACCCGATACATGAGCCTCGATACATTCATCGTACGCAAAGCACACCGCAACACCATTCACCAGAGGATGGTGATGTTACGGTTGCGTCCGCCCTACTAACTAAATAGTCCCCTTGACAAGAGTCAACGCGCATCGCTTAGGCAGCGCGTCCACTTCCACCCAGATCATTTGACTCTTTGCCCCTCTGACCCGTCCAAAAACGGACGTGTCCCTTCTGAGATTCACCCACTTCCATATCTGCGACCTAGTCATATGCAGCATACGACGAACCTTGATAGAGATCAAACTACCAAGGCCGTAAGGGCTTACGCCCTCACGAATCTTAGACATTTTAGCGTCCTCTGAGAAGGAGGAATTCGTAAAGTCGGAAAACCAAGCGTGATAAACACAAGCAGCTGACCAACGCTGCTCCCAATCGCGAATACTCTCACTAGAAGAGATCCACGACTTAGGCACTTGTCTCCAACCCTGAACAGGGATTCGACTGTCAACAGTCGGAATCAAGGGCTCTTCTACTTGTTCAAGGTAGAATAGCTCCCTAAACCAGAGACCGGAGTCCCGAATTTCCTGCTCACCAGCAGCCAACCCCAATCCCCTTGTCACAGATCGACGACTCGCATGAATCGCCTTCTGGTTACGGAGGAGAAACTCAGTTCGAACAACTGAACGCCTCTTACCGCCGTACCCAGCGCAAGCTGAATAGAACCTACCATTCAGCGAACAAATCTGCTCTGACAAACTCCCCTTGGGATAAAGTGCGGAGGACCGCACAAAACCGACAAGCCTGGCCCCACCTGAGCGATGGGACCAAAAAGGAGTAGAGTTGAGGGTAAAAGCACGAGAGTGCTTCAAGGTTTTCCCTAAACTCAACGTCAAACCGCCCTTAGCTACATTGCGCTCCCACCGAGAACACTCGGCAGGCGTCGCACGAAAAACGATATCGTCGCCATTGATCCGGACAGGGACATCCCTGCGGATCGAATACCGAAACGTAATGTAGTTTACCAGGCACAACAAGGGAAAGGAAGTTAGCTGACCCATAAGTTGCCCACGTTGTTGAACAAACAACTCGTTGGTTCCATCATAGCCTAGACGAGAACTATAGATGGAAAGAGCGTGCTCGCGTATACCCTGTGGAATGGTGTACGATCGCTCTAGCAACTCGGAAAGGATTGCTTTTTGGAGAACAGCATTAAGATTGTCAGTGGCGCTTTCGTAATCGCCACTCACAAAGACTTCCCCCTCCACAGGGGAGAAGTCCTTGAATCTTGCTGCTTTCGCATCTCCTCTAAGCAACCAATCCATGCGGGAAAGGTGCGAGTACATAGCTTTGTGAAGTGGACGGAGAGCATTATCAACCCTTGGAGGGATCGAAATGATCCGCCACTTTCCACCCGTGTCTATAGCTTGTACTCTAGAAACCCCACGGTGACGTGGTGCAACGGACGAGATAACATAATTAGTGAAATCCGCCCGTTGCTCTCTTGATTGGACATCAAGACCACGCCCACCACCCGCCTTTCTACCACTCTCCGCAGACGAAGAGTGACTCAAGACGTTTGTCAGCGCATGATCAACGTAAGTACGATCCCACCCATGGCGGAACAGCTTTCTTGTCAACTTCAAAGCGAAATCCATGAAGTCTGGGTCAGGTGCATCCTGAGGGGTGCACAACTTACGAACATATGCGTCAACCTGGGGTTTCTCCCCTGGCAACGTTTTCCTAAAAAGGAATAAAGAGTGCGCAATCCCGAACCTGGATTGCGCCGACAGGCCGCACAGATCAGCCCGCCACAAATGATCTTTCTCACCTTCAATCAGTCCCGTACAGAACTTCTTGATCTGTTTCGGAGACTCGAGTTGAGGGCGTGCAAGAGAGCAATTATACAATCGCTCCAAGCACCCCACAAACGACTCGAATTCCTCAAGGTGATGTGTTAGTGAAACTGCTGAACCAGTGGTTTTATCAACAGCTACCCGATTTACGTGAGCCATAAATGGAAC